CGCCGGCTCTACCATGAAAAGCATCTACTGCCCCTTTTTTTGCGGTTCCTATTTGTCTACTTACTCCTCCTACTTGTCTAGCACCTGCACCAATTGCGCCGGCGGCGAGACCTAATTCTGGATTAACTGCCATCAAAACGGGGGCGAGATTACCAGCAACTCTCCCAACTTTACCGGCTACATCACCAACTACTTTTAAGCCAGTATCAATACCAGCCCCAATTTTATTTACTAATTTTTCAGCACTCCCATTTTTAGAAAAAGTTTTATCTAAAGAACCACCTTTTCTAAAAAATTGTTTAGCACCTGATGCTACTTTATTAAAAAATTGTTTAACTCCCATATTATATAATTTAGATTAGATTTTATTTTTTATAATTTTATTTTACTAATAACAAATATTTATAATATTATTTCATCCCAATTATAAAATAATCTTTGAGAATTTGTATTAATATAAATAAAATCATGGTTTTTTTTATACGTTTTTTCTAATATTGAGTCAAATTTATCTTTAAAAAGTTCAATTTGTTCTTCGAATATGTTTGACATTTCCGTTTTATTAACTTTAAATATAATTAAATCTGTTAATGCCTGTCTAGTTTGCTTGGGGATTGATTTATAATTTTGACAACATAACCATATTGATAAATGTGCATGCCTTCTATTATTAACCATATGTAATAAAAATTTTTCACAATCCCCTTTTAAATATTTCTGTACATCATCTAAAACTATTAATGTTTTAAATCCTTCTTGAGCGTTCATTTCTGCTTGTTCATATGCTTGTTGTAAATTATCTAAGTTTAACTCATCAAATATAAGGTCCTCTGGTAAATTTTCCCCCCAAAAATCATTTTTTATACTTTGTCTTGAATTGGGGGGACAAAATAATATAACGTCATGAAATACTTTTTTAAATGCATCTTTTGATTTTAACCAACTAATAACCATCGAACTCTTACCGGACCCAGCCTTACCTAGAAATAGTGTAAAATTTGCTTTGTTTAATAATGAAAATACTTCTATATTATCTAGTTTATCATGCAATTTACCGTCGACTGTAAAAGATGGTTTATTTAATATAGGTTCTTTATTTTTTTTAAAACTAATCATATAATTTATATTAGAAATAATTAAATTATTTTTTTAAATAAATGCTTGAACTTGTTTAGCCATAGTATCAATAGATAAAATAACATCAGAAATACCCCATGCTTGGCAGGTAATAGTTCTAGTAGATGCTACTGCTAAATTTAAGTTAAGATACGGGGGTTGATTTCTGGTTGATATTCCTTGGAAAAGAATACCAGAACATTTTTCTAAATCATAACCACAATAGAAACCATTTGGCCATTTTGAAATTTGAGAACTGGCTGAATCAGTACCAGTGGGAGCAGGTCTTAAACCGGCGGCGGGAACTACACAGAAAGTATCAGAACCAGCGGGGACAGAGGGTAAAACAACATTGTACATATCACGAGTTACTACAGTACCATATGCTTTAGTAATACTTCCACCTTGAGCCATTGAGGCTATTAAATACTGATAACCTTCTGAAGGTCTTTGAAGGTCATTGATGGGTTTATTAGGAAAATAATTTCCTCCTATTTGACACTGACGTGTATTCAACGCAGGATTAAAGGCGTCATAATAACCGTTGGGGGCTACAGAGGCGCTACCAGTATCTACATTACCAATACCGAATTGATGAATGATAGATTTAACTGAAGTATTTCTAATTTGAAGTAATAATTGTTGGGACCCGCTAGAACCAGAAGGGATTGTTACTGCGCTATTAGTATAAGTTTGAGATTTAATAAACCATTTACCATCAACTAAAGTTTGTTTAAGTAAAGCAGTAGCCATATCCCCGATATCAATATATTTAGTATTTAAAGTAAATTCAGATAATACAAAATTACCAGTTAATACGGGTTGGGTTGTAATTGCAGTGCAATATGAGACGAGAGGTAAAAGATTAGCGGTTGTCATTTGTAATTGCATGTTTCCGATGGACCCGATGGGAATTAGTTTGTCTGATGAAGCACCTATAACTGATAGTAAGGGAATAGTGAAGTTATATCTATAAGTACCAGTCACACTATGGGCTAATTCAATACCATTACCTGAATTAGTATCTGCACCGCACGCGATACTGAGTCCACCATATCTTTCTGCTTGATTGACGGTATTTTGAAGTAAAAAGTTTTGTAATAATCCATAGGCGCCTATTGTTTCGATGGGTACATTATTTGAATAAAGTACTAATTGGTCCCAAAACGAAGCGGCTGAACCAATTAAATTTATAGACCCACCAGTTGCGCCTACTGATGCAGTACCGATGGTATAAGTTAAAGTGAATGATAAGGATGTAGCGGCTGGGTCCATAAATACACTTTCAGACATTCCTGAAGGTAAAGTGAAGGATACAATTTGAGATGAAAAGGCCCCAAAAGTGCCACTATTATTTGCGACGAATGTAGCGGTGGGGAGAGTTCCACCAGTTACTGATGTAATACCATCTGGTGACACATTCACACTAAAAGAACGAGCACTTTCTGGAAGTGAGGGTGCAAGTTTATAATCTAATGATGAAGGAAGCCCTATTTGAGAACTAGGAAATGACATTTTTTATATAATAATAATTAGAATAATAATATTATTTTTCAATATTATAATTATAATTTTAATTAAAAAAAGAAAATACGACCTGCTGGGGCTGGCATGGGGGCTGGTTGTTGGGGTTTTGATGGTTGGGGTTTTGATGGTTTTTTATAAATTATTTCTTCTTCTGAATCTGATTCTGGAGCCATCATAATAATTTGTTTTTTTCTTGGTTTCTTTTCTTGTTTAATTAATATTGGTTCTTCTTCTTCGGTGTCGTGTTCATCTACATCATATTTCTTTTTTATATTCATTTTTTGTTTTATAATTTTATTTGCTTTTTTAATTGCATACTTTTCTTCTAATTCTTTATTTTTTACTTTGTCTTCTTCCCATTTCTTATTTAGGGCTTCTCTCCCTTTTTTTAATGCTTCTAATGTTTTTTCACTAACTACACGCTTTTTTTTAGGTGCTTGAATTGGTTCTTTTTCTTCTTCTTGAATTGGTTGAAGATTTTCTTGAGGTTTGGTGGCTTGTCTGACAGAGTCAGCATGCTTTGCAGGATTTTCTTCTGGTTGTTTAATTTCTCTGACAGAGTCAGCATGTTTCACAGTAATTTTTTTACTACTCATTATAATAAATTAGAATTTATTAAATTTAATAAATTGAAAAATATTTAATAAATTTATCTAAACTATTTTATATAAATAAATATGGAAAAATCAAAATTTGAAAACGAAATGAAAGCCTTAATAAAAATAGGTTTACCTGAAAATATGGCTTATTTAATTGCATCTCATAAACACGGAAAAAATAAAGATGAAGTTGAATTTGCATTAAATGAAGTTAGAGAGCAATTTTTAGAAATTTCAGAATCTATAAAAGATTTTAAACCATTATCAGAAAATTTAAATCTAAATAATAATAATAATAATGATAAAAACTAAAGTTAGAATGTTTAATATTAGTTCGTCAAATGCCATTAATGGAAGTTTTAAAAGTGTTGTAAATGTTAGTTTGCCTGACTTGGCATTTCATCATGAACATATTAATAATGTTTATTTAATGGTTGACCATTGCGAAATACCTAATTCATTCTATATTGTTAATTATACTAATAATATTTTAGTTGTTGATAGTGTTTCATATACTGTTCCCGTTGGTAATTACAACGTAAACTCATTAATTACTATTTTACTATCTTTACTTCCTACTGGTTTTACTATTACGTATAGTAGTATCACAAATAAATATACTTTTAATTATACATCAAGTTTTACTATAAATTCTAATATATCAACAATAAATAAAGTAATAGGTTTAGGCGTTGATGATTTAACGGGGTTAAGTGTTGAATTACCTTATTTAGTTAATTTCTTACCGATACCCCGTTTATCATTTCATTCTACATTTTTAAATACTAATAATTATAGTAGTTCTGATGGTTCTTCTGATGTGTTTTTATGTCTTCAAAATAATGTGGGGCAGTTATCAACTATTAATTATACTAAT